CACCGCTGATAACCGTTGCACTGCAGTGGATCTGACCAGGTATTGAGCCAGTATTGTGCCACTTGTCCTGACTGTCCACCACCGATTGGGCTGCTTGGGGTGTATGCTGACTATCTGATGTCTGATTGAAGGTCTTGATCTCGACTCTCCCTGTTAAGGGGGAGGAGAGTCTCGATCTTCAACCATCAGACACAGCCTCCCCGAACCTCGACAACTTCATAAGCAGCTCGTTACAGTGGTGGCGACCAACCCCGTGGGTTCCTGGGGTGAGAGCTGGTAGACACATCAAGCGGCGAGGCACAGCCGCTATACAAGTATGCTCATGCCACCAGCTGCACGGTGCACCGGCGCCCTGCCCGTTCGAGTCGGGCTGTATGCTCTTGCTGCTCCACAAGGATGCAGCCTCTGTTCAACTGCTTTCAACACATGTTCATCACCGTTGCTCCTCGTACCTCCGACGCCATCCAGCAGCTGCTCGTCAGCCCTGCTCTCGGTGTTGTGCTGGTCGAGTTCACCAGTGGTCACGCTTATGAGTACACCCACGTCTCTCGCCGTGCCATCGCTAACCTGCTGCTCAACCGCAACATGAGCCTTGGGTTCTGGGTTAACCAGAACTGCATCCGTCCTGAGCGTACTCAACGCCTGGACCTCAACTTCTACACCGTAGACGGTGAGAACCGCGGAGCCGCTGGCTTCATCGGTGCCTGATGTAGGTTACACTGAGGGGTACGCCCCTCTCTGTAGCTGACATGCTACACTCGTTCACGTTACACACATTCACACATGCCTACTCTCTCACCCGAGTTCGTCACCGCTCGTGATGCGTTCGCTGCCTGGTATGACAGCAAGGACGCAGCTACTCAAGAGCTGATCGACGCTATCTCTGACCGTACCTACTTCATCATCGAAGAGCAGGACTACGATCGCTTCATCACCATGCTTGATGAGGACTACGGTATCACCTCCGCTATGGACTTCGAAGACAAGTTCGAAGCTGAGCTTGAGGGTTACGGTGACAGCCAGATCGCAGACTGGTGTGAGCAAATGCTCGACGACTGCGACTACCTGCGTAGTATCCCTGACTTCATCCGTAACAACATCGACTTCACTGGTGTTTGGGAGGGTTACCTCCGCTTTGATTACAGCGAGGTACAATTCCAAGAGAACACCTACCTCTTCCGTGTTGTCTGATAGTTACACTGAGGGGATACGTCCCCTCTCTGTAGCTCTCATAGCTACGTGTTCTTTACACACAACCACAACACATGAACGTCTACGTTGTCACCCATAAGTACATGTACTCGGATCACAATGATGTATCCGTGTTCATGAACATGGACGCACTAATGCACAAGATGGAGATCATTCATCTCATCGGCATGGATGAGGGTGAAGAGATCAACATCGAGTGCATGGAAGTCACCGACGAAGAGACTGCACTTGAGCGTCTCAACAATGTCCGCAAGTACAAAGGTAAAACCAATGACTGAAACTAACATCATCCTCGCAGTGATTGGCTGCGTTGGTTTACTCTCTACCCTTGCTGTCTTCTCCCGTGCCAACAATGCTAACGCCCGTTATGAACGCCGACTCATGCGACAGCGACACGCTCTCGATGTGGCACATGGGGATGAGTGATTGCATTAGGTGCATGGACGCACCCTGGTCTGCTACAATTAACAAGACCGACCAAGGGTACGACCGTTGGTTGGCAATGTACCTTGATTATGTTGATGTCCTCAATGACTAGATCTCGTGAATGGCTGCTACTTAACGCAGTCGAATCATGGCTACACCACTATGAACAAGCCGGTAATCATGAGACCGTGCAGTTATACAAACAACTGCGTGATGAGTTTCATGATGCATACATGGCTACAATCAGCAAGGATGTAGCTACACCTACACCCAAACCCTCTCGCAAACGTACACGCAATGCTTCACAATCATCCGCCGAAACTGTATAATGTCACGCTACGTTCAGGCACTATCTCTCTGTTAGCGCCCGATTCTGAGTCAGCTGCATGGATGGCTCTAGAATTGTCCCATGAACGTGATGATGAACTTGTAGATGTGAGGCAAGCTGATGAGTGGTAAACGTGAGTATTTTCCCAACAACTGGCAAGAGTTCAAGGATGCACCTGATGAGGTGTTTCAACAACACTCCTTTGAGGAGATCATGGACTGGAAGGTAGCAGGTTGGGAGCTGCCTGGTTCTGTTGCCTGCATCATCCGCGTACATGATGCTAATGGTAAGATCAAAGAGCACGTGTATCAACGTGAGCACGCTGCTAAAGAGAAAGTACGCAAGCTAATGAAGACTCCGCACATTGAATTCACAGTGTGCAATCACGAGTCAATCCACCACCTTATCATGGGACCTTTTGATGATGACGACGATGAGTGAAGCCACCCTCACCCGCCGCACTGAGCAGCTCGCTGCTGAGATTGCTGCACACCCACATCGTGAAGAACTGTTGCAACTAATGTATGAGCAACAGTGCGATGCTATCCTTGATGATTACACCACCATCCTTAACTAGCCTATGCCAACACCCGCTGAGATTGAAGAACAGCAAGCCGTAGAACGTGAGCAGATTACATACGGTCTAGCACGGTATGACGATAACGTCATCAAGCTCGAAGACAAGACGTATGCATCTGCTACTGACTACGGCACTGGTCTCATTCAACAACTGCTACCTGCTGTAGCTCAACGCCTCGAAGAGAAGAAGAACAGACTCGAAGAAGGTAAAGCAGGTGTTAGTTATCGTGAAGTCAAGCAGTACATTGATGACTTAGATCGCCTTGTCATTGCTGCCATTGGTTGCAAGATTACGTTTGACTATGTGTTTGGGTACAAGAAAGACTCCAACACTGTTGCAAGTGTAACTGCTGCAATCGGGTGTGCACTTGAGGATGAGTGCAGGTTCCGCTTCTATGAGCGCACTGCACCTGGGTTATTCCACAAGATCAAAGAACGTTACTTCCACTCTGCTTCAGGGACGCACCAAAAGGTACGCACTGCACGGCAGAAGATGAACAAATATGACGTTGAGTGGAAGACATGGCCAACCCAAATGAAGGTACGCATTGGTGGTTACGTCCTGGATGCAATCATTGAGTGTAGCCATTGGTTTGATCGTATCACCATACGCAACAAGAAACGTACTGTGGGATACATCATCCCCTCAGCTGAGCTGATGGATCGTAAAGACCAGATCCTTGAGGAGGCTCGCAAGTTCACGGCTACTGCTTGGCCAATGATCATCCCTCCCATGGACTGGTCAAATGATGAGGTCGGAGGTTACTACCTCGGATCGCTGCAAACCCAGTACCAGCTTGTGAGGAGGGGCGATCGCCAACTAAAACAGGGGGAAACACCTCTCGACTTCCTGAACAAGATTCAGAGAGTTGCTTACCGCCTGAACCCGTTCATCGTGGATGTAGCGGAGAAGTTGATGGAGAAGGGTGAGTCAGTTGGGAAGTTCCTTCCTATTATTGAACTGCCCATACCTCCTAAACCAGTAGACATTGCGGAAAACAAGGATTCAAAGCAAGCCTACAAAAGAGCAGCAGCTGAGGTTATGAACAAAAATGCACAAGCTTTCAAAAGAGCTTGTCGCACTCGCATGACCATGGAAGCAGTTGCGAGGTTTAAGGATAGAGAGAAGTTCTACATCCCGTGGTCGTTTGATTATCGTGGTCGAACTTACCCTATCCCTGCTTTCCTCACACCACAAGACACAGACTTCGGCAAGTCACTACTTAAATTCTATGAAGAAGCTTTTGTAGATGAGTATGCTGAGGGGTGGTTAGCTTTCCAAGTAGCTACTACCTTTGGTCTTGATAAAGCTCCTATGTCTGAGCGACTAGCATGGACGCGGGCTAATCATGACCTTATCACAATCATCGCTACTGATCCACTCTCAAACATACCTGAATGGGAGGGTGTCGATGAACCTTGGCAGTTCCTTGCAGCTTGTGAAGAGTACTATCATTGTTGTATTAAGTGTGATCGTTCACATACTTCACTGATGGTAGCTACAGACGCTACATGTAGTGGTCTACAAATACTCGCAGGTCTCGCCAGGGACGCAAGTACTGCACGGCTAGTTAACGTCCTTCCATCCGACAAACCACAGGATGCTTACAAGGTCGTTGCAGAGGCTGCTAAACCTAACTGTCCTACATCCATCCAACCTTTGCTAGACCGAAAAGTGGTCAAGCGCGTTGTGATGACTGTCCCTTACAATGCTAAGCCTTACAGCAATCGCGGTTACATCCGTGAAGCGTTGAAGGAGAAAGATGTAGACATCGACAAAGATGATCTCACTGCTACTGTTAAAGCAGTCAGGGATGCTATGAATGTGGTCGTCCCTGGTCCTATGGCTGTCATGTCATGGATTGAGAAAGAGGTAGCGAGAGCTATCAAGAGTGGTCTTAGTTATTTAACTTGGACTACACCATCTGGCTTTGTTGTCAAGCAAAAGCTGATGAAACGAGAGGAGCTGATGGTTGACCTACAGCTGCTCGGTAGATGCAGGATCAAGCTGTATGGTGATGAGACAGATGAGGTTGACCTTGCCCACCACAAGAACGCAACGGCTCCTAATCTGATACATTCACTCGATGCCAGCTTGCTCCACCTATCTGCGTTGAGGTTTGACGCCCCCATCGCACTGATCCATGACTCTGTATTGTGCAGAGCCACGGACATGTCCACATTGTCTACGCTTGTGCGTGAGACATACATGCACCTGTTCGCAGAGCATGATTACCTCAACACCTTCGCATCACAAATAGATGCGGAGACTGCACCACCGATTGTTGGCGACCTTGAGCCTGAGTCGGTTATCGAATCCACCTACTTTTTCTGTTAATGGCACAAACCATCCACAAGACTGAACAGCCTGTTGTCCTTGAAGGTTATCAAGCTGTACTGAAGCCGGGTAAGTACGGCTACAAACTGTCTGCACTCGTTGATCAGGCAACTGTTGACAAGCTCGAAGATGAGCGCACCGAAGTCCTCAAATGGGCAGAAGGCAAGCTGAAGAACCCGAAGCGTTCTACTCTTAAGCCTGAGCCTTGGGAAGAAGTTACTGAGGGTAAGTACCAAGTTAAGTTCAGCTGGAACGACGAGACCCGTCCTCCTGTTGTTGATAGCGAAGGCACCCTGATCACCAACGAAGACACGCCTCTGTACGGTGGATCGAAGGTCAAGCTGGCTTTCCGGCAGAAGCCTTACATCCTCAAGGATGGGGTGACCTACGGCACTAGCCTCAAGCTGGTGGGTGTGCAGGTGATCGCATTGAACACGTCTGCTGGTGTTGACACTGGTGACATGGACGAAGCTGGTGTTGCTGAGTTGTTCGGCAAAACCTCCGGCTTCAAGGCTGGTGACCCCAGCGTGACTGCTTCTGAGCCCACTGTTGACGACGACTTCTGATGATTACTTTTGATTGCACTAAGAACGAAGACCTCGGATTGTACGAAGGCACCCTCTGTGTCAAGCTGCCTGAGATCAGTGTCACCCGCTACAAGGCGGATCGCAACGACTTCAAGTATGAGATGCGTCGTGCGGTATCGGAGATCGTCGAAGAGATCATTGAAAAACACCTAGACGACTGATGTATAGATCAGGCTTGGAGGGTAAGGTCGCTGACCTTCTCTCCAGCTTGAAGGTTAATTACGAATACGAATCACGCAAACTCGCATACGTTCTTGAATGCAACTACATCCCCGACTTTCTTTTGCCGAATGGAATCTTTCTCGAAGTGAAAGGTCGCCTGACGAGCGAGGATCGCCGCAAGATGAAAGCCGTAAAGAAGAGCAATCCAGAGTTAGATATTCGCTTCGTCTTTCAAGCACCATTTAACAAGATCTACAAAGGATCTAAAACAACATACGCAAAATGGGCAGAACGTAATGGTTTCCCATGGGCGTCATATCAAAGTATTCCTATTGACTGGCTCAAATGAGCGAGAGCGAATTCGTAAGGCACGAGCCTTGCACCACCTGTGGTTCATCGGATGCTAACTCGCTGTACTCCGATGGACACAGCTTCTGTTTTTCATGTAACACCTACACCCCTGGAGAAGGGGAGGTTGTTCACAATCATCAAAAAATGACCACCAATGTCCAACTACGTGGCTCAGCCGAACGGCTGCAGAAACGACGTATCTCACAGAAAGTCTGTCAAAAGTACAGAATTCACAAGGACGGAGACGTTCTACGCTTCTATTACTTCAGTGAGTCTGGGGTACTAGAAGGTTGTAAAGTAAAGACCAAGGACAAGGTATTCACCTATGAAGGACATGTACCCGGTACCCTCTTTGGGCAACACCTCTTTCCTTCCTCTGGAAAACGAGTCGTTATCACAGAGGGAGAACTCGATGCAGCTTCGTGTAGTGAGGCTATGCCATCTTGGC